TTCTCCTTTTGGAGCATAAACGCCCCATCAGCCGCACCCAGCAGGCCATTGGTGCCGGAGATCATATCAAACTTATCATCGGCCTGCTGCTTTCTGGTGTGATGTACCAGCAGGAGACAAATTTTCTGATTATCCGCAAACCGTTTCAGCCGCCCCACGATCTCATAATCATTGGCATAGCTGAACTTCTCCCCGCCAGTCTCCCGGACTTTCTGAAGGGTGTCAATGATAATCAGCTTTGTGTCGGGATGTTCCCGCACAAACTTTTGAAGCTGTTCATCCAGACCGGATCCAAGCTGTTTGGCGCAGATTGCAAAGTGCAGATGTTCCGTACTGTCCGTCCCGAACATTCGATATAACCGCTCTTGCAGCCGCCGGTAGTCATCTTCCAATGCCAGATAGAGAACAGTTCCTTTATGTACTGTGTAGCCCCACAGGGGGACGCCGGTGCTGACATGGTAGGCAAGCTGTGCCATGAAGAACGACTTTCCCACCTTCGGTGCTCCTACAAAGAGGTAAGTGCCGGAGTAGAGTAGGCTGTCGATCATAGGCGGACGGCTCTGATACACGTTCTCATACAGCTCGCTCATGGATACGGTATGTAGATACGCTGGGTCGCTCATGCGCTGCATCAGCCGCAGCTTTTCTTCTAAAGTTTGTTCCGGGGGATTGTTTTCGGTTAAATCTTCTGCTATACTCAGACCAGTGGTTTTCTGAACCGGCTGTTCCCCGCCTGCGCCAACAGGCGGAATCGGAACAGCCGCTTTCGTTTTCAGATCATCCAATCTATCAATCCTCCTTCATGCCATCCATGATGACGGCGATCATGTTGATGGTATCCAGCAGTTCGTCACTGATATTAGCTCCAGCCTCAATGCGACGCAGATCGTCCAAAACGGCGGCGAGCTGATCGCGCAGGGCCTTATACACTCTGGGATTGCCCTGCACCACCACATCCCGGTTTAGCAGCCGCCGGATGATGTAGTCTTGTTTGGTGAGGCCGGTGAGCTGGACGGCGGTTTCGATCTGCGCGTCCTCCTCCGGTGATACCCGGAATGCTACGGTTTTGTTCCGCCAGCGGTTGTGGCTGTCCAAATTCTTTGCTGACATAATCAAACACCCCTTTCCATGTTCAATTTATCCGCCATTTCCGCCTGTTTAGACGGAAACAAGTGCGCATAGTTGTAAGTGATGTCGATGCTTTCATGGCCTACCCGGTCTGCGATTGCCGTTGCGGAGAAACCCATATCAATGAGAAGGGAAACCGCGCTGTGCCCTTATGGCATAATAAGGACAAATCGGAAAACCCTTGCGTTGCAACGGGTTGGCTGGTTTGTCCTTATTCTTTTTCCACTAAAAACGGCCCTGAAATGGGGTCTGCGGGAGGGGGTGAAAAACTAGGGCTGCACTTAAAGGACAAATTTTTTTAGACCATAAAGGAGGGCAAAATGGGAGCCTGGGGCATCACTGTAAGGCAAAGTGACGATGGCTTAGACCTGCTGGACACTATCGTAATGGAACAACTGAGAAAAGTGAATTTTGCTGTTTTTAATGTGTCGGAGGCCATTACGCTTTTGAACCAAACCATTCAAGAGGAAATCGAACAGTACAAGCAAAAGCCGCCGTCAAAAACTACGGATTTCTATATTAGCAATTCACTTATGCACAACTTTACCAATGCGGCAATCCTGGTCGCAGAGTGCCTTTACGACTACTATCAGACCGGGGAATTGATCGTTTATGATTATGTCGGTGAACTCTACGATCCAATTGAGTACCATATCAAAAACCTTGTTGTCACAGGAAATGATTTGTTGCCCCTTCTGGCAGAGCTGGAAAGCGTTCAGTCTCCAGAACATTGGAAGTATCAGGGATGGGCCAGCGAGGAAATTCTTCGACAGTGGTTAAAGCATATCCAGTCCGTTCAGCAGACCTTAAAAGAACACGCTTAGAAATGGAGGCACCGGCATGGCTAATTTACAAGAGGCATTCGCCGAAGCCGTCAAGCTGAACCGCCAAATTACGCAATTTCTCAAGTTCTCCACCTATACGGACTATGATGATCTGAGCGGCCTTGATGGTATTGACCGCACCGATGGGGAGCAGCTTCTTCTCTGGGAGGAGCTGCGGCTCATCACCGACAAGCTGGCGGATGCACAGGAGCGCATTGCCTATTTGACCCGGCCCATCGTGGAAACCTGCCGTTTGCGCAAGGGCACCTCTGGGAAGTATCGGACGGCACAGGGCGTTTTTTACAACTGCGGCAGCAGCATTGAGGCCCTGGTGACGGATGAATACCACGATGTTCCCTACTGGACCCGGACCGTTGTGGAGCACAACGGCGAGGATTATTACCTTATTGGATACAAGGGCCTTTCCATGAACGGCCTTACCGTCCGCATAAGGGCCCAATAAACTCACCCCACTATCAAAGCCCCCCTGCAACTGACTAAAAATCAGTTGCAGGGGGGCTTTTTTGCGTTCCTGGACAAATCAACAATGCGGCAGGAGCATCAGCGCCCCGGTGACTAACACAGTCGCCGGGGCGCTTTTTTTGTTTCGCCACAAAAAAGAAGGAGGCAATCACCATGCCGTCAAATCTGAACCTGGACTACTACTACGGCACCGAAGCCGAACAGTACAGCTTTTACCGCGTCCCCAAGACCCTGCTCACCGATTCCCGCTACAAGGGCGTTTCCATCGAGGCCAAGGTGCTCTACGGCCTCCTGCTGGACCGTATGAGCCTGTCCGTCCGCAACGGGTGGATGGACAAGGACCGCCGCGTCTATATCTACTTCACCCAGGAGGACGCCATGGCGCTGATGAACTGCGGCAAGGACAAGGCCACCCGGCTGTTCCGGGAGCTGGACCAGGGCGGCATCGGCCTGATTGAGCGCAAGAAGCAGGGCCAGGGCCGACCCACCCGGATCTACGTCAAGAACTTCACCCTGCCCCCGGAACTCGACCAGCCCCAACAGTCACAGACGCAGCCCGAGGGCCCCCAGACTGCGGAAAGCCAGCAGTCCAGACCGCTGGACAGTGCCGCCGTCAAGACTGCGCCCTTTGAGCAGTCTGCACCGCTGGAAATAAGCGGTCAAGACTGCGGTTTTCCCGCCCCTAATAAGACTGATAAGAACAAAACTGATTCCAACGATACTGAATCATCCATCCCTCCCCCTGCCCCCTCTCGCACCTCACCGTCCGCTGGCGCTCATCGCCAGTGTAGAGAGACAGGATATTTGAGAAACACGGGATAAACCGGGACAGGGCGGGAAAGCATAAGAAAACCCGCTATTTCAGCGGGAAACGAGGCATTTTTACCCGGGATGGGCCCGCGAGCGGGGGCTCAATTATCGGACAACTTGAGACGGGGGCGTCGACGCGGTCGGCGCTCTTTTTTCATGCCCTGGACGGCCCAGGAAGGGCCCAGGACGGCGGCGGGGCCGTGGGACGTGTGCGAGGGCCCAGGAGCCCGGAAACCCTTGTAAATCAGCCCCTACAAGGCAGGAGGGCCGCTCCACCCGCCCCGGAAGTCAGCAGCAGCAGCAGACGCAAGAGGGCGGGCTTTGCGGCCCATGGTGAGATTATAGCAGACGGGCCCGGAAAAGGCAAGGGGCGGGCCGTGCAAACAGGGGCGTTAAACGTGCAGAAAATAACGGCGGGAGTGTTAAAACCCCCGTTTTGAGGGCCTCCATCACCGCGATCGGCGCGGGCCGGACTGTTACAAGGCGTTACTCGGGCTGTGCAAAGGCGAGCGACGCCGAGCCCTGGGCGCGGGAAATCGGCCCGGAGCAATTCTTCAAATCAACCAAACCCGCGAAGAATTGCAGAATTGCCCGTAAATCAAAGGGTTCCGGGCTCCCGGCACCGTCGAGCGCCCCCTTTTTCAATTCTTCACGTTTTGGATTTAGTTTTTAATCATACAGGCGCAAAAAATCAGGCGGTTCCGTCGCGGGCCTCACGGCCTTCGGCGGGGCCGCTTTCGTCTTCGGCATATGTCCAGTAGATAGACTCCCTCTTGCGTTCAACGTACTTCCGATAGAGGCAAAAGACTTGGTCAAACATATCCTCCCGAACGTGAGAGGGCAAGAGGCGGTACATGGCGACAAGGTCGGTTTCTTCGGCGTCGAGGGGGCTACCATCACAGACGAGGCCCTGTTCCTCTTTGAACTCGTTCAGACGGCGAAGTTCGTCCGTATCTCCACTCGTTTTTTCGGGGGTCAGTTCAAGAAGATAGTCCGCCGATACATCGAAAATGCGTGCAAGAGAAGCGAGCGCATTGTAGCCCGGCTTGCTTTTCCCGGACTCCCAGTCCCCAACATTTCCGGGAGATACCCCCGCAGCTTTAGCCAGTTGCCCTTGTGTAAGCCCGTTTTGAGCCCTCAATTCTTTCAGCAAGGTATTAAACATAGCAACCTCCTCGAATTTGCGAAATTTACTCGCAAAACTATTGACAACTACGAATATGCGAGTTACAATAACGATGGATTAAAAATTTAAGCAAAACCAGCATACCACACCCCAGGCGAAAAAGAAAGAGAAAAGGAGGTCAGTCGGTAGAGTAGAAGGGAGCGGCGAGGGCTTCACCCCCTTTACTTCAATTCGTTCCTCGTCCCACAGACAGGGCAAAGCACCACGCGGCGGAGCCCCCTCCGCCGTATGGGAACGCCGCAAGCGCGGCATCGGCGCTTCGAGAGTTCACAAACCGAAGCATAGCGAAAGAAGTCAAGAGAGCTTGCGCGGTCGGGGTCGGCGGCTACGGCAATAGCCCCGGCTCCTTGAGAGGTCAAACGGATTTTCATGATAGAGCGCCCTCGCCGCTCCCCTCTACTCTACCACAGCCTCCGCCAAAAAGCAAAGGAGGCAGCACATGAGAAACGGCAAGAAGCCCACACGAAAGCAGAAGATCAGGCTCGGGCAAGCGGGCCTTGCCCCGGAGAACTGGCTCGTCATCAAGCAGAAGCAGAACGGCGAACTCGTCATCCTCCACAAGCACACCGACAAGATCAGGGTCGTCCCGGCTTCGGTCGGCTGACCCCCACAACAGGAAGGAGCAGCAGCAGATGAACGAGTACAAACTTCAATATCACTATCCCGAGAGCTCCATCGACACCGCCTACATCGTCGAGCGGACAGAGGCCGCAGCCCGGAAAACCCTCATCAAGCGGTTCGGCAAGGAGATCGAGATTGACGACACGGAGCTCGTCTCCACCGACGCCAACGCCACGAAGGAGCAGGAGCGGGAGGCCCTCGAGAAGATCAAGGCCATGGTCGAGGAGCTGGGCCCCCAGTCCTACCTCAAGACAGCGTTCACGGGCGTCTATGAGGTCGCCGAGATGAACATTGAGGAGGACGCGGCCTACAGCTTCCCCGGGCGGATCAGCCTCCTCGAGGAACAGCTCCGGGAGATGGGGAGCAAGTACAACGCGGCCCACTCCGACGCGGAGGTCTTGAGGAGTCAACTCGACCACGCCCAGGAGCAGGTCGACGCCCTCAAGGGGCGGCAGCTCCCCGCGTGGCTTCAAAGCGCCGCCTATGGCCTCGTAGTCGAGGAGCTCGCCGCCGCCCAGAAGCGGATGGAGCAGAGCGCCGAGACTATGGCCTACTACGCCGAAGCGCCCCAGGACATCGCCTTCGCCGAGGCCGTCAAGAGCTACCGGGCCGCGAAGGAGCGCCGGGGCGTGTGCGAGCAGATTGTCAAGGGCCTGGAAGCCCTCACCGAGGAATGAGCCGAAACGCCCTCCGGGGCGTCGTCGGGAGGTGTCCTCTCCCGGCCCGATGATGGCAGGACGGACAAACAACAGGAAGGAGCAGCAGCTATGAGAAAAATGAAGAAGATCAACGGGTTCCTCATCGTGCGGTTCAACGACCGCGAGAAGCGGAACAACCCCACCCTCGGGAGCTTCGGCGTCATCGACGCGGAGCAGTACACGGGCGACCTCGACTTCGACCTGGACGCCTTCGAGTACACCGACGCCGACCTCATCGAGATCGCCGTCGAACAGGCCCGGGGCCTGGACGCCGAGGAGGACTACTCCGACGATGCCCCGGCCTACACCGTCACCATGGAGAGCGCGGAGGGGGTCAGCGAGGAGGAGGTCTTCCCGAAGGCGATGGCCCTGTCCTGGGCGGAGCAGCTCAAGACGCAGATCAAGAGCAAGCACTACCCGGACATCGACCCCCGGACGGCGGCGCACGAGCTCGCCGGGTACAAGACCGCGCTCCGCGACCTGGGCCTCCTGGAAGCGGACGAGGCGGTCGTCGAGCCGGACGTCTTCGGGGCGGCGTGTCAGTTCTACACGGACGAGGGGCACCGGGCCGACGTCGTTCTCCCCAGCGAGGCGGGGCCCGCTATCCTGTCCGCCCACGACTTCGAGGAGGGGGAGACCTTCACGAACTGCACCGTCCAGACGCTCAAGTGTCGCCGTTGCGGGATGGAGAGCTTTGCGTGGAGCAAGGGGCCGGGCCCAGGCCCGGAGCAGGAGGAGGCCCTCGCCTATGTGTGCGACGAGGTTTGTCGGTTCCGGGAGGGCCGGACGCAAGAGGAGCTCGACGCCATTTGTGAGAAGTGCAAGGTCGAACGCTGGGCCCAGAGGTACATCCCGGAGCCGGAGCCCCGGGAGCGGGAGGCCTTCGAGAACCTTCCCTCGGGCATGAGGGACGACCGCAACACGCGGAGGGTCTACTCCCTGGGCCTCGCTCTCGCCGAGGAGTGCCCGGGTAACGATTGCCGGGTCTACCTGAACATTTTCAACATGGCCCGGGAGCTCGACGAGGCCCTGGACAAGGTGAAGCCGAACTCGGCCCCGTTCCTCGCCCTCCGCTCGGCCCTCATGGAGCGGGCCCGGGAGCTCCGGGAGATGTACCTCGAGAACCACGCCGTCCAGCAGTTCAAGGAGGGGATGCAGCCATGACAGGACTTGAACTCCTCAAGGCCCCCGAGACGACAGCGGGGGAGATCGCGGACATCATTTCCGAACATTGTCCGCCCGTGGTTCCTACCGAGTGCGACCGCCTCTCGTGTCGGGAGTGTTGGCTCTCCTGGCTCACCACCGGGGAGCCCCCGAAAGCGAAGGGGCCGTCCGACAAGCAGACGGCCCCCGGGGAGGATGGGATACACCCCAACCTCAAAGAGCTTTACGAGCGGCATTTTCGCGCACAGAAGCGGGTCGAACGGGAGACGAGAGAGGTGCTCAATCACCTTGCGGCTGGTGGGCGCGAGTGACGGCCTCCACGTAAGCGGTCGCATTTTGAGAGAAGAACTCCAAAAACTCCACACGGTCGAGGAGCCCCTTCATCTCGAGATAGTCGACCAACGCCCAGAACTCCGGGGAAGCACCAAGACGCCGCTCAATCATGGCATCGGCAAACGCATTTCCCGTATTCAGACGAAACTCATCCATAACCTCACCCCCTCCCCGGGCCGGAAGCCCATCTCAATTATACAGCCTCGGGGGAGGAAATGAAAAGGAGCACTATGAAACAGATCATTTCCACGAAAGAGGCCCACGCCTGGGCCGAGGCGCTCCGCCTGGAGCTGCTCCGGCAGAAGCGGGCGGTCGGCGACCCCCGAGCCCCTATGCGGGCCCGGCCTGGGCAGGAGGAGGCGTTCGAGAAGGTGGAGGCCGACATCGCGACGGCGGACTTCATTCTCAAATTGCTTGAGAAGGAGAAGCGCCTTGCGGCGGCATGGAAGGCGGCGCGGAAGACGGTCAAGATCACCGACGCGCTGCTGGACGGGTTCCTCACCTTCGGCCTCTCCCTCCTCGCCATGCTGGGCGTCGCCACCGCCGCCGTGCTGCTGAACGCCCCCTCGCCCATGGCCCAGGCGACGGCGATCGCGGGGGTCGGCATAGCCCTCGCCCGGGCGGTCGCCCGGAAGTAACCCTAAGAGACAGTTCACAGGAAGGAGGACAGCGATGAAACGCAATAGCGGAAAGCTCACCCCGTTCGGGAAGCTCGTCGTCAAGGCCCTCACCGACCAAGACATGACGAAGACACAGCTCGCCGACACGATCGGGACGTCGCCGCAATACTTGAGCTACATCCTCTACGGCGTCCGCTCGGGCGAGAAGTACGTCCCAGCAATCACCGCGGCCCTCTCCCTCGACCCCCGCAAGGTCGAGAAGGCCATCGCAGCATAACAGCAGGAAGGAGGGAGCGAGGTGTCGGACGTGTTCATCGGCCTCGAGGAGGCCGCAGCCTTCGAGGGTATCACCTACAAGGGGCTCACCTCGCGCATATCGCGCAACCCGCAGCAGTTCAAGACGAAGACACAGCCCCGCGAGGGTGGAGGGAAAGATCAGGTCATGATCTCCGTCGCCTCCCTCTCCGCGAAGGGGCGCAAGGCGTGGAAGGCTGCGCAGAAGGTGGACGGGAGGGATGTCATCATAGACAAGCGAACAGACGCGGCCCCCTGGTATGTCGGGGCCGACCTCAATCACTTCATCGAAGGGGACGGAGGGAAGCGGAAGAAGGCATACTACGAGGCCATCGAGCTCGCCGCCCGCATCCAGGACTTCATCGGCTACGACGGCCCCGACCGCACGGCCTACGCCGAACGCTACGCGCTGGGCCTGGGCGTGAGCCTCCCGACGCTCTACCGCTACGTCGACAACGTCCTCAAGGCGAACGCTTGGGCGCTCAAGCTGGAACGGGAGGACGGGCAGAACCGGGACTACTTCCGGGCCCTGGCCCTATGCAGGAAGCCCCGGGAGAAGGCCACCTTCCCCAGCCTCACGGACGAACAGCGGGCGGTCATTGAGAATATTTGGTTCGACCGCCGCTTCGCCGCCAACCTGGGCACCCTCGAGATGCTTTACGAGCGGTTCGAGGAGATCGCCCAGGGCCAAGGGTGGGAGGACTACCCCAGCATCAAGACGGTCGCCCGCTACGTCAAGCACCTCATGGACAGCCGGGGCGCGGCGTCGGCCCGCTACCTCGCCGCCAACGGCTCGAGGGAGTGGAAGAACAAGATGATGCTAAAGGGACGCCGGGACGCGACGAGCCTCAAGGTCATGGAGTACGTCGTCGGCGACGAGCACACCTTCGACTTGTGGGTTCAGTGGACGGCCCCGAACGGCAAGGTCAAGGCCGTCCGCCCGAAGCTCGTCGCCTGGATGGACATGAAAAGCCGGGCGATCATCGGGGACGTGGCCTGTATCGACGCCAACAGTCAGACCTTGAAGGAGAGCCTTGTGAAGATGCTCTACACCACCCCCGGGGGCGTCCCCCACATCCTCCACGTCGACAACGGCAAGGACTACACGGCCCAGACCATGACGGGCCAGAGCCGGAAGAAGCGGAACATCGAGTTCGAGTTCGACGCCGAGACCGTGGGCTTCTATCAGTCCATCGGCATCGAGGAGGTGGGGCGCTCCCTCCCATATCAGCCGTGGGACAAACCCATCGAGCGCCTGTTCCTGACCGTGTGCTCCAAGTTCTCGAAGTGGTTCGAGAGCTACGTCGGAAGCCTCACAGGCTCCAAGACCTACGCGAAGCGACAGAAGGACGTCGCCGCCATGCTTGAGCGGGGGGAGCTGCTGACGATGGAGGAGTTCTTCGACCTCTGGACGAAGTGGAAGAACGAGAAGTACCACACCCGGAAGCACGGGGGCCTCAAGGAGGCGGGCGAGAAATGGCTCACCCCCATCGAAATGTTTGAGAACGGCCCCCGCTACGAGAAGGCCGCGCCGCCCCGGGAGTATGCGGCGATGCTGCTCATGAAGGCGGACAAGGCCCGGGTCTACAACTTCGGCATCAAGAAGTTCGGCACGACCTACACCGACTACGAGCTTTCGCACTACATCGGGAAGACCGTGGGCATCAAGTGGGACATCGACGACGTGACGAAGCTCTACGTCTTCGACGATGAGGGGCGGAAGATATGCGAGGCCGTCTCCCCCGAGCTGCTGGCCTTCGGGCCCCACTGTTCGCAAGCCGTCCTCGAGAAGCACCTCCGCGATCAGAGGCGGCAGGAGCGGGAAATGCGGGAGATACTGGACAGCATGACGCGGCCCTACGAACTCCGGGGCGAGGAGGGCGGACGGCCCACGGCGGCGGTCGGCATGATCGACCTCACCATCAAGGCCGACAGGCCCTCGAAGCTCATCTCGCTCCCGCTGGATAAGGAATACCGGGCCGAGGCGACGAGCCGGGCCAAAAAGAAGGCAGGAGCCGGGGACGAGTTCCTCGGCAAGAAGGCAGACGACGCCCTCGCCCGCTTGAGGGCCATCAACGAATAGGAGGCACATGAAGATGGAAGTCATGACAGCAGCGGCGGCGGAGCAAGCTGCCACCTACACCCCAGGAAAGCCCCTCGCCCAGCAGATCAACGACTATCTCGCGACCACACGGACGAGCATCGCCACCCTCGCGAACGAAATCCCCGGCTATTCCCGGCCCACGATCTCCCGCTACCTCTCGGGGAAGTACGACGGGGACATCACCACGATCGAGAAGCTCCTCGCCGAGTGGCTGGCCCAGCACACAGGGGGGGCCGTGGACGTCCCGGAGCGGCCTGGGAAGACCGGGCGGAAGCCCGCCTTCCTCGAGACGCGGGACGCGGTCAACGTCCTGGGCGTGTGTCAGTCCTGTCAAGAGTACATCGGGCTCGGCATCGTGGTCGCCCGGAGCGGCTACGGGAAGACCTACAGCCTCCGGCACTACGCCAAGCTCCCCCGGGTCGCCTATATCGAGTGCGACGACACCATGAGCAGCCGCGACCTTGTGGAGGCCATTGAGAAGACCCTCGGCATCCCCAGCGGCTACGGGACAATCTGGAAGCGGGTGAACGGCATCCGGGACTTCTTCAACACCAACAAGGGATGGCTTCTTGTTATCGACGAGGCCGACAAGCTCGTCTCGAAGTACACGCAGAAGAAGATGGAGATACTCCGGGCGATCTACGACCAGAGCGACGTCGGCGTCGTGATCGCCGGGGAGCCGAAGCTGGAGGCGGCGATCAAGACCTACCTCGCCCGTATGGCGAACCGGGTCGACTTCTACATCTCGCTCAAGGGGCTCACCCCCTCGGAGGTGGAGAAGTACGTCTCCGAGTTCGAGGTCGCCCCCGAGGCCATGGTCGAGCTCAAGGCCCGGGCCTGTAATATGCAGACGGGATGCTTCCGACTCCTCGACCGCACCCTCTCCAATATCAAGCGCATCCTCGAGGAGAAGGGCGAGAACGCAATCACCCTCAAGACGATCGAGCAAGCGTCGAGCCTCATGATGCTCTAACAGGAAGGAGGCCGGGACAATGAAGATGAGAAAACAGCGGCTCATGGGCGTCGGGCTCATTGTGATCTCGTGGCTTGTGCTGCTGCTGGCCTGTACCGAGAGCGAGAGTCCGGAAGACAACGACGCGACCGCCGTCCTCCTCGTGGCCCCTCTGGGCCTCTATATGCTTTACTCGGACACCTACCTCCTCTACGACGGCGAGCCGGAGCCGAGGGCGAGGGACAGGCCGGAGGCCCTCCCCGCCCGCCGAGACCCTACCACACTAACAACGAAAGGAGCCGCCACATGGCAAGGAAAAGAGTTATCGAGCCCCCGAGTATTAAGACATGGGAGGACGCCGACGACGCCCTCCGGCAGATCGCCGAGGCGACGCTTGCCCTCGGGGACATTGAGAGCGAGATGAACAAGCAGATCGTCGGGGCGAAGAAAGTCGCCGAGGAACAGAGCAAGCCCTACAAGGACAGGGTCGCGAGGCTGGAACACGATCTCAAGGACTTCGTCACGGAGCACCGGGCCGACATGGGCAAGGTGAAGACGAAGGCCCTCACCTTCGGGGAGGTGAGCTTCCGCCTCTCGACGGCGATCTCGCTCCCCCGGGCGAAGGACAAGATCGAGGAGATCGTCCGCCGCCTCAAGGCCCGGAAGATGACGGACTGCATCGTCACGAAGGAGGAGATCAGCAAGGACGCCCTCAAGAAGTACGGCAAGGACGCCGTCAACGCGGTCGGGGCCACCTGGAAGGAAACCGACATTTTCGGCTACGAGCTCAACCTCGCCCGGCTCGAGCAGATCAAGAGCGGGACGTAAAGGAGGGAGCCGGGCTTCATGCGGGTCGACATAGGCACGACGACGCAAAAATACCGGGTCATCTACGCCGACCCGCCGTGGAAGTTCAGCAGCAAGGAAGCCTTCGAGCCCCGGAACGGGGGCTCCGGCTTCACCCCTCTCGAGGCGGTCTACCCCACGATGACGACCGCCGACCTCAAGGCGCTGGACGTCGGACGCCTCGCCGAGGAGGACGCGGCCCTCTTTATGTGGGCCACCGACGCCCACATCCCGGACGCCCTCGACCTGTTCAAGGCGTGGGGCTTCCGTTATGTGACGGTCGCCTTCGTATGGAGCAAGAAGACCGTCACCGGGAAGACCGTCGCCAACCTCGCCCCCTGGACGCTCAAGAACTGCGAGCTTTGCCTCATGGGGACGCGGGGGCGGATGGTACAGTACAAGCAGAAGAACAACGTCCAGCAGCTCGTCGAGGCCGTGAGGACACGGCACAGCGAGAAGCCGGAGGAAGTGAGGCGGCGCATCGAGGCCCTGTTCGGGGACGTTCCCCGGCTCGAGCTCTTTGCCCGGCGCTACTCTCCCGGGTGGGACGTGTGGGGAAACGAGGTGTAACTATGACAGCAGCACAGACGAGGCGCAAGCCCGCCTCCATCCGCACCCTCTGGGCGATCGCGAAGTCGCCCGAGCTCCACCTCTCGGACGAAGACCTTCACGCGGTCGTCTTCCGGGAGACGGGCAAGGAGAGCATGAAGAAGCTCTCACAGGGCGAGATCAACGAGGTCGCCCGGGTCTTGCAGAACATGAAGGACAGCGTCAACCGTGCCGCCCACACCAAACGGACGGACACAGGCGGGGACGCCCGCACCGTACAGCAGCGCCGGAAGATATTCGCGCTCACCGAGGAACTCGGATGGAACAGCGACCCCCGGCGCATCCAGGGGTTCGCGAAGCGCCTCACGGGGGTCGATCGTCTGGAATGGCTCAACGTGGCCCAGTGTGAGAAGGTCATCGAGGGGCTCAAGGCTATGGTCGCCCGGCAGAAGCGGAAGGGGGCCCAGGCATGAGCAAGACGCCGCAGGAGGACGACAAGGCCGTCCTCGCCGCGCTGGACGGCATCGTTCGTATGCAGCGCACCATCCGGGGTGGGCTCGACGTGTGCGTTGAGACGGGGCTCGTCTTCGTCCGCACCTACTACAACAACCTCCCGGAGAGCGTCGCCCGCCGCCTCACGGAGATCAACCCCGTCGCCCTGGCAGCTATCCCCGGGGCGACCGCGTGGGGAGGCTCCGAGACGGCCCGGAAGAACATCGCCGCAAGCGTGGCGGGCGACGCAGCCTTCGCCCAGGCGATCAGGGCGGCGAACGTCTACCGGGAGAAGCTGGGGTTCGAGCTGCTCGGGCTGGACGGCAACCCGGAACAGAGGGAGGTCGAGGTATGAACAGAGAGGAAACATTAGGGAAGCAGCTCCTCGTCGACGAGATCGCTCAAGCCCGGGCCTACCTCGAGGGCCGGGCCCCGGACGAGCAGCGGCTCGCGGCCCTCCTCAAGAGGGACGCCTCGAGGCTCATTCAGGACGCCCAGCTTCTCCGGGAGGCCGTCATGCTCCGGCAGCAGCGCGAGATCGCCGAGTACGTCCGGGACACTATCCGGGCCGAGAAGGCCGCAGGAGGGCCTAAGACGCCCCCTACCGAGTTAGGGGGGGGTAGGCCATGGCCCAGCGAAAGAAACGGCTCACGCAGCGTGAGAAGGCGGAGAGAGCGGCCCTCAAAAAGAAATGGCAGGCGGAGGGGCTCATCCCGCCCGACAAGCCCCGGCTCAATCGGAAGAAGTTCGCCCGGGAGGCGTGGGAGGCGTTCGACGCCTTCTACAGGGCCGAGCCCATCCGGGCGGAGCTCTCACTTCTCAAGGCGATCGGCTTCATGGTGGGGCCGGACATGAAGGAGGTCTCGCCGGAGGAGGTCGGCGTTCTCAAGCTGTTAAAGCTGGCGGTCGAGTATGACGCTTTCCTCAAAAAACTTGAGGAGGAAGGCCGCGAGAAGTACACCTACGGGGAGCTCATTGACGAAGTCATTCTCCCCATCACCAACCTATAGGAGGGTTCAGATCATGGCAAAACTCACACCCGACGCGACGAGGACGGAGTACGGCCTCGTCATCAATCAGAAGATCATCCCCTGGGGGGCCAGATGGCCGAAGGACTCCGGGAAGTACAAGAAGGGGGACAAGTACAAGGCCGACCGCCGTCTCTCCGGGGGCACGGGCAAGGTCGCGGGCGTCACCATCCACAACACGAACGACCTCCCCAATGTGGAGGAGGACGCGGAACAGTACACCCGGGCGACGTGGCCCAACGCCAACATGAACGACTCCCGCGTTCACTACTACGTCGACGACATCAACGCATGGCAGAACCTCGAAGACACGGAGGTCGGATGGCACGCGGGGGACGGCAGCGGCCCGGGGAACGGGACGACCATCTCCATCGAGATCATCATGGACGGCAGCGGGAGCAAGGAAGACCTCAAGGCCGAGGAGAACGGAGCCCTCCTCGCCGCGCTGCTCTTGAAGAAGTACGGCCTCACGGTCGACCAGCTCTACACACACAATCACTGGATGGGCCACCCCGACAAGATCGTCCAAGGGGCCCGCAAGAACTGCCCGCTCTACATCCTCCCCCACTGGGCAGAGTTCAAGGCGAAGGTCGCGGCGAAGCTCGCCGAGATCAGCGGCAGCACCGAGGCCCCCGCCGAGCCCAGCACGGAGGGCAAGACGGCGATCATGGGCCGGGCCGAGGTCACGGCGGCGCAGATGGCGGCGTTCTGCTTGAGCAAGAACGCGGAGCCCCGGCTCCCGAGCTGCACGGTGGAGGAGCTGGCCTCCCTGTTCCTCGCCGAGGGCGAGGCCGAGGGCGTCCGGGGCGACGTGGCCTTCGCCCAGAGCCTCCACGAGACGGGCTTCTTCAAGTACGGGGGCATCGTTCAGCCGGGGCAGAACAACTACGGCGGGCTCGGAGCCCTCAACGGGAACGCCCCCGGACAGGCCGCGAGCTTCCCCGACCCGCGCTCCGGCGTCCGGGCGCAAATCCAGCACCTCAAGGCATACGCCACGACGGAGCCCCTCGTCAACGAGTGCATCGACCCGCGCTTCTCCCTCGTGGCCCGTGGGGTCGCCGAGTTCGTGGAGTGGCTGGGCGCAGCGGACAACCCCAGCGGGCGCGGCTGGGCCGTGCCTGGGGCGGGCTACGGCGGGAAGATCGTCTCGCTGCTGGGCCAGATCAAGGCCACGGAGGCCCCCGAGCCGACGCCGCCCACGCCCCCGGATGACGGCTACCCCGAAGGCACCCCGGCATGGCAGAAGGAGGGCTTTGAGGCCCTCGTCGAGCGCGGCGTCATCAACTCCCCGGAATACTGGAAGACCCGCTTCGACAAGACCATGACGGCGGGCGAAATCCTGGCAATCCTGGGCAGGATGTAACACGGAAGGAGGGCGCAGCGTGGACGGACTTGTCAAGGAGCTCACGATCGAGATGCTCCCCGAGGGCCCCTACAAGCAGATCGCCGAGGCGATCGGGCCGGAGAACTTCTACCGCCTCGCCGAAGTAGTCGGCGGCGCGACTATCTACATCCCGAAGCCCGAGAGCCTCACCCGCCCCGTCCGTGACGCCCACATCAAGGCCGAGTTCAACGGCTACAATCACCCGGAGCTTGCCCGGAAGTACGGCGTCACAGAGCGATGGGTTCGGCAGCTATGCGGCCCCGGACAGACGGAGGGGCAGATCGAACTTTTTGAGCTGCTGGAAGGCATGACGGGCGCAGACGGGAGCGGCCTCTCTTAGAACTGCTTCATATGTAAACTTCACAGAAAACCAGCTAAAGTAAGAGTAGAAGCTACGCTTCTACTCTTATTTTTTGCCAAAAGGAGGCAGTAAACACATGGACATGAACGTCATTACCAGCGCAGCGAGCAACGCGCTCGCGAACATCGTCCTCGCCGTGATCGCCCTCGCCGGGGCCTACGCGGTCTACTACATCCGCCTCGCCGGGGCCCAGGTCAAGGCCCAGACGAAGCAGATCGAGGACAAGACGGCCCGGGAGCTCCTGGAGAACGCCCTCGACGACGTCGTCAACCTCGCCACGGTCTCGGTCAATGCCATGGAGCAGACCACGGCCCAGGCCGTGAGGGACAAGGTCAAGGAGGGCAAGGTCGACCGGGAGGAGCTGCTTGAGCTCGGGCGGAAGGTCTTCCAGGAGGTCAAGGACGCGATCGCGCCGGAGGCCCAGCGGGTCATCACGAAAAACCTCGGCAGCTTCGACGCCTACCTGACGAAGTGCATCGAGGACGCCGTCCTCAAGGTCAAGCGGGGCGACCCCTACCTCACCCTCTCCGGGGAGCTGCTGGAAGGCATCCAGGAGGCCCAGACGCCCACGCCCGCCCCCGGGCAGTAAAGGAGGGCGCGCCATGGACACCGTCCAGATCACCGCCCTCATCGGCGCGGTAGCCTCGCTCGTCTGCACTTTGGTCGTGGGGGCGCTCACGTTCTTCCTCAAGAAGACGCTCTCCTCCCTCGAGAAGGCAGACGAGAAGAACGCCGCCAAGATCGCGGAGGTCGAGGATAAGCTCAACGACCTCAAAGCCGACCTTCCGCTTGTCTACGTCACCCGGGAGGACTACATCCGGGTCATGAACAGGGTCGAGGAAAAGCTCGACAAAATCCTTTATTCCAGAGAACGAAAGGAGGAATAGTCCATTATGGCGATCATGGACGAGCTGACGGAGCAGGAAGTCAGCAAGAACAAGGCCGTCCGGGGCTACATCATCCGGGCCCTGGCAAAAGGCAATCAGAACACGCTCCTCGTCCGGCAGATCACGAACGCCCTCGTCGCTGACGGTTTGATCTTCTCCCCGGATATCTCGAAACACCTCGAGTATCTCGAGGAGGCGGGGTATATCGTGTTCACCAACCGCGCCGCAAATGCCTACAACGCCTACAGGAAGGACGCGATCATCAAGCTCACAAAGAGGGGGGTCGACCTCCTGGAGAGCACGATCGACGACCCGGGCGTCGATGTCTAAGGGAGAGAGACGCCGGACGCGAGTGAGCTCCACTATCGACCAACTCCCGGATGATGTGCGGGTCGAGCTGGACGCAAGGCTCGCGGACACAGCGAACACCTACGAGGAGCTCTCCGCGTGGCTCAAAGAGCGGGGCTATCAGATCAGCAAGTCCGCGATCGGGCGCTATTCCATCCGCAGCACCCAGGCCGCGCAGCGTGTCGCCGAGACCCTACAGCGCACCCAGGCGATCGCCCAGGCGGTCGAGGCGCACCCCGACCTCGACTACACGAAGGCGGCGTCTATGGTTCTCATGGACGGCCTTATGCAGCGGGTAAGCACGGCGGAGGACGACTTCGCCGAGATGCCGCTCGACAAGGCCGGGCGGCTCATCGCCTCCCTGTCCAGAAATGCCACCTATGAGAAGCGCGTCCGGCAGGAGATGAAGAAGAAGGCCGAGCTCGCCTTTGAACAGCTCGAGGCCGAGCTCATGGCGGCGATCAAGCAGCACCCCGAACTCGTGGGAGAGCTGCACGACGTCCTCTCGAGGGCGAGGGAGAAGGTGCTCTCCGATGCCGATTGATCTCAAGGAATACCTCGAACGGCTCGAGGAGCCGGAAGACCGCGAAGCGGTCGCAAACAGCGAATACCAACGCGAACTATTTGAGGAGTACGTCCAGCGCGGGGACAACTTCCCCCAGCTCCGGGCGCAGCTCCTCGAGGACTTCCGGGGCGGGGCCCCGCTCACAGGCCCGCAAGGGCTACGGAAGCAGCTCGGGGCGATCGACCTCGGCTACTTCGGGCGGGCCTACCTCGCCCACTACTTCGTGAGGCCCTCGCCCCCGTTTCACGAGGAGCTCGACCGCATCTTCCGTGACGGCGTCATGAAGGGGATGAACCCCCTCACGGACGCGAAGGCGATCAGCCGGGCAAACGGATGCCGGAGAGCGGTCGAGGCTCCTCGAGGCCACGCAAAGAGTACGACCTTCACCTTCAAGGACTCGCTGCACTCCTCCGTCTACGGCTACAAGCACTACGAGATTATCCTCTCGGACAGCTCGGAACAGGCCGAGGGCTTCCTCAACGACCTCAAGACGGAGCTCGAGGAGAACGCGGCGCTCCGGGAGGACTTCGGGGAGCTCAAGGGCCGGGTCTGGAAGGCGTCGGTCATCCTCCTCTCGAACGGCGTCAAGATCGAGGCGCTGGGCGCGGGGAAGAAGATCAGAGGCCGACGCCACAAACAATGGCGTCCCGACCTCATCCTATGCGACGATCTCGAGAACGACGAGAACGTCAACACGCCGGAGCAGCGGAAGAAGCTCCGGGACTGGTTCTATAAGGCCGTGAGTAAGGCGGGCGACACCTACACGGACATCGTCTATATAGGGACGCTCCTCCACTACGACGCCCTCCTCGCCAACGTGGCGAAGAACCCCGAGTATGTGACGGCCCGCTACAAGGGCGTCATCTCCTTCGCCACCCATACGGAACTATGGGAGGCGTGGGAGCGCATCTACACCGACCTCGAGAACCCGGCGCACCAACAGGACGCCGAGGCGTTCTTCAAGGCCAACGAGGCCGAGATGCTGGAAGGCACGGCGGTCTTGTGGGAGGAGAAGCTCCCCTACTATGCCCTCATGGTTATGAGAATATCCGAGGGCGAGGCGTCCTTCTCCTCCGAAATCCAGAACGAGCCCATCGACCCCGAGAACTGCGCCTT